CTAAACACCAACTCCCACACCATCACGTATATCATCAACATTTAGATGCACGTAATGCAGGCTACTTTTAATATCTGTGTGACCCATAAAAGCCATCAGTTTATGAGCATTAAATCCCTTCAAACTCACTAACCTAGAAGCCACTGTATGGCGTAATACGTAAAGTCCGTGAGTGTTGCTAGTCCCTAAATATCCAAGATGGTTTCTCACAGCCCACCACATACGATTTGCTGTATCGTGATTTAGGTGAGTTATAGGACATTTATCAAGTGGTAGGTCTTTGCAGTTATCATACGCCCCTTGAGACACCCAGTAGTACGTCATCTTAAGCACTTGGTCGTCTTTTGTCTCTGTAAAAAGTCTCCTAGCCTCAGCTTTACTTACACTCTTAGCTATTTCTAAGCGTTGTTTTATAGCTCTAAAGACTTCCATAACATTCTCTCCGCAAGGTAAGGTTCTGCTATGTCCGTTCTTAGGAGCTCCTATGATAGTGCCTGCACCCTTATGTGTCTTAATTGCCTTTGAGATAGTGATAGTATCATACTCAAAACTAATATCCCCTAGCTCAATAGCAAAGTATTCAGCAGGTCTTAGTCCAAGATTAGATAGGACTATAAAGAGTTCGTATATCTCTACACTTGATAGTGCTTTAGATTTTTTAGCTCTGTTGTATAGAAACTCTTTAGTTTTTAGAAGCTCATCATCTCTTAAAGCAGGTCTTTTTGGTATCACTTGCCTAGCTTGAAGTCCTTTGAAGTTTGGTTTAGACTTAAACTTAACTACTTCAAGACCTTCAAGTATTCTAAGGGCTGTTCCAAGAGCTACTAGAGATGAGTTAAAAGAGTGTGGAGAATATACCTTGCCATTAACTCCTTTATTTAGCATCTTATCCTTTAGCTCATATAGGTCAGCTGTTGTAAGCTCTGAAACCTCTTTGTCTCCTATAGCTTTTATAACCCTATTTAGGCACACTCTATAATGAGTTGTATCATCTAGGTATTGCCAGTATCTATCGTGCAAGAAGTCTAAGGCTTCTGAGAGCTTCATACCACCTCTAGCAGAGCTTACATCAGTCTCCCAAAGCTCATCCTCAGCTTTGCCTTTACGTATTCTTTCTTTCCACTCTTTCTCAAATCTTAGAGCTTCAGCTTTAGTGCTGTTAGGATATCTTCTTTGAAACCTTACGCCATCCATTATAAAATCACTGCACCAAGTGCCATTTTTATTTTTATACATCCTTACGCTCCTTTCTGCACCTTAAGCCCTTTGGCGTTCTCTTTTTTCTATCTAGCTCATACATCTCATAATAGTATTTAAGGCGTTTATAGATAGCATCAGCTCCGCCATATTGTGCTTGCTTCTCTAGTATCCTTATAAGATACTCCTCATCGCTTTCCCCTTTAAGACGTCTTGTATAGTGCCTAGATGGTTTGGGCTCTGTTGCTATCTTTTGTTGCTTTATTAGCCCTGCTCTGTAATTGTCTAGGTTGTCGTGAGTAGCCCCATAGCCACTAAGAGAGCATAAGCAATAAAAGAAATAGAATATGCCTATATTTTCCCACTTGTATTGATAAGTATTTGCTAGCCACCAAGCTACTATAAAAGTTCCCATAGTAATTACTACCCAAACTTGTGGTAAAAAAACTATGTACCAACCTATGAAGTCTTTTTCTTCTTTGGTTAGCTCTTGTCCTTTGTAGGTTATAAGCATCCTAAATCCCTCTATTTATATAGACAGCCAAGCTCTAATCTCTTTATGATTAGCTAGCCTGCAATTCTCGCAGCCACTATCCACAGGGGCAAAGGCATAAGAGACTTTACTTGTAGAAACTTTAGGGTCTAGTTTATTATCTAGGGTTACTTCGCCTATTGTTATGTAGCACTCTAGCTTCTTATCATAACCTATAACTGCCATCTTTTGATAAGAGCCACTATAAGCATTACTATAACGCACGTCTAATATACCTATCTTACCCTTTAGGTCTCTAAGCTCAAACTCAGGGCTCAAGCTAGACACAACTTCTACCTTCTCTAGGTTATCCCAAGCTTCTTTTAGAATAGTCTTGTACTGTTTCATCTCTATATCTCCTATCTTTATTTATAGTCGTAATACATTACGCCTCTAGTATCATCATAGCCATATTCATCGCAGCCATACTCATCTCTGTAATAATCATCGCCATAGTAATAATCATAAGCACCCATAGCATCACACTCAGCTAGAAACTCTTTACTATTAAGATACTCAATAATCCTTCTAGTGCTAAGAGTTTTAAGAGTGTTAAGCGTTGCTGTAAAGTCTATAAACTCGTTGTGAGTATGCTCGTGTTGATAACCTATACTAAGATTAACGCAAGCAATCCCAAGAGCTCCTGCTAGGTTACTAGCATCAGTAAAGCTACCAAAAGCTGTATTATATCCCATAGCTTCAAAAAGGCATATAAGCTCCTCGTTATCCCAGCCATAAAGTGCTAGCTCATTGCTACCCCTTCTATCTAGCCCTATAAACGAAGTAACATTAAGGGCTTCAATAGCATTGATACATCTTGAGCTGCCTAAGCCCCCTATCTCTTCATCTGTAAAGAAGCCAAAAGCAAAAGGTATCCCTCTATCAAGCAACTTAAGGGCGATATAAACTCCGCACCTATCGTCGCCCCCTAGGCAAGCACAATCAGCGTTAGGTAACAAGGCTAAGTAATTCTTTCTTATATAAAGCTCCCTTTCAGTTGGTGCTTTAGCTGCTCTAGCGTCGTTAATGGTATCTATATGCACGCACACAAGGGCGTATTGTTCTTGTTCTTTTGGTACAAAGATGATGCCACCATTAGGCACAATGATTTTATCATAATCAGCGTAAGATAATCCCTCTAAATATTGCCCTAGGCTTTCTTTAGAGTATCCAAGTAGTTTTATTAAATCTTTCATATTCTTACCCCTTTCGTTACTACTGCTTTATTATCTAGTAGCAACATATCCTTTGAGCTTACATAGACTTCGCCTGCTGTGTAGGCTGTCCTTAGCTCCTTAAAGCTTGCATCTGGTCTGTGCTTCATAAGCTTACCATACATAGATACAACCTCGCCCTTGTCGCTTATATCCAAAGCCCCTTTGAATACTGAGCCGTCCCTAGCTAGCTTGAAATATCCATTTATAATCATTGTGATACCTCCTGCTTTAGTAATAGTCTTGTTTCTATATCACACCACGTATCAGCTAGTTTTAGTGATATTATAGGCGTTAAAAAATTAGGACTTATAAATTCTATATTCTCCCCTTTTATCATATTCACAAAAAAGGTCAGCTTACCATCATTATTAAAAAAGACTTTACCAGCTAGCCCTGCATCTGTGCAAAAAGCCTTTTTAGGCTTAGTATCAAAAAGGTACGTCTTACGCTCAGGGGCGTTTATATTAAACACTTCTTTTAATATGTTTTGTAACCTGCTTGTTGTGTTGCTGTAAAACTTATTATTAAAAAACTCTACAACGCCATCTAATCCCATTATTAATATAGTAGTATCATAATCCACTATACGATAAACGTTTTTAATAATACTAGCCTCAATGTGTCCGCCATAAGTAAATTCTTTATACTCACGAAGGGCTTTAATAAGCCCCTCTTTATTTCTTATAGTTATCATAACGCACCCCCTTAAAATCCATATTTCACTACAAGTTTATCTATCTCTTGCTCGCTATATGAGCCTAAGCGGTCGGCTAGATAGTCTTTTAGGTCTTTATCACTCCAAGAGACTGGCACGCACTCATCTATCTCATCTATAGGGGTAGCCTCATCAGCCTTTACATACCAGTCTTCTGCTTCTATGTATATGCTATCCTCTAGGGCTATTCTGCGATATTCATCCCCTTTATAAGGTACATAATCAGGATTATCAGTCCTAACCCACTCGCTGCCCATATCAACAATGCTTGCGATTTGTGTGCTATGGTCATACGTGCTTTCATCAATGTAATCATTTTCTATACTTGAATAATAGGCATAATCAGAAACTAAATAATCATCTTGAAAGTTACTATAAACTGCATCATTCTCGTCTAGCCAGTCCTCTTGGCTATTGCTATACACTGCGTTTTCTCTATCTATATACTCGCCAAGATATTCAGAATAAACCTTGTTAGCCCTATCCTCTAGCTCCGTGCCCCCTTCTTCATCTACACTAAGAAAAGCACGAGTAAAGCCATAATCTGGCACTAGCTCGTTTAAAGTATCATCTGAGTAGCCACCATTTACCCAGTCGTAGCTATATAACCTATCATCATTCATCAAGCCAAAAGTATCAAGCCAACTTATATCACTTGTATCGTCTATGCTTATGCTATAATCCCCAGTTTCAGGCTTTAGCCTTGCGTTGGTAACTCCCCATAATAGATTAATCCCCTCAGCTTCTAGGGCTTTAATAAACCCGTCCCTATCGTTGCTATCGCCGTAATATAATCTATCAGCGTAACGCTCTTTTAGATACTTGCCTTCTGTTTCATCATAGATAATATCATTATCCCACACAATAGCCCTTGCAGCTATCCTTGAGCCTATTTTAAGAAGCGCTAGCTTTGCCATATCGTCAAGAGCCCTAAAGCGATAGCCTTTACCACTTTGGCAAGAGTGTGGGAGCCCTTCAAGGTCGTAACCTTTGCTAACCTCTACCCACTCTAAGCGTGGCACTGGCTTTGAGTTTGTTAAGAGTTCGATTAACTTACTCTCAAGGTTTGCAGCTTTACAAAAGTCCGCTTTTAGGCTGTCCTTGATTTTTGAGATAACTGGGTCGTATCCTGCTTTTTGTTTTAAATTAAATAATTCTCCGCTATTGCTAACGATATAACAAGGGGCGTAAAACCCTTGTCCCTCTGTGCGTAGCTCGTAGCGTAAATATTGAAGTTCGATGCTACCTCTTGGGCTCTCTATTAGTAAAGCTTTAAAAAAGCCGTTCTCGCCGTCAAAGTATTGATTTTTTTCGTTTTGGATTAGCTCTTTAAAATCTGAATAATCTCCACTTGTGAGACTACCCCACACATTTAAAGCCAAGTTTAATGTATCATTAGATAACATTTTGTTTGCCCCTCCTCAAGGGCGTATAGGTACTTTTTAAGTACTTTATACCAGCGGAGTTAATCCGCAACTTCTAAAGGGTTAGGACGTTTAAACTTTGGTCGGTTAGGACGTCTTAGCCTCTTTTTACTTACCTCATATTTACAAAACTCTTTTAAAAGCTCTTGATGAAACCTTTGATAACCTTTTAGGCTCTTAAGGCTCTTTTTTCAAGCTCTCTTTTGTTTTGTTGAGAGAATTATTGCACATATTAGCTTAATTTATTCTTAATAAGAAAGAGAATTTATAAATATTTTGAAAAAGTTTATTAGGATATTAGAGAAGGTGCGTTATTTAGGGACTTTAAAGGTTGTAAAAAGACGCTAAAAACTTTTAAATGTTTTGGAGTTATTGGGATTGTTTGGGAGCTTTTGGGATTGTATAGGGTTGCTTTTGGGTTGTTTTGGCTTGTGTTGTGCTGTGATGTGTGGATAGCTGCGGAGTGTGTAGGATTGTTTGGGAGCTTTTGGGTTGTTTGGGTTTGTATAGGGTTGTTTGGGAGTGCTTGAGCTTGTAGAAGTATTATGAAAATAGCGAAAATAATAAAAAGTGTAATGGCTATTACAGAATTGAAAAAAAGGTAGCAAAAAGCGATGAAAACTTTGGGAGCTGCTAGGCTATCTTTTGGCAGCTCTTGGATATTGTCTTTGTATCTTTTGGCTATTGTCTGATGAAGTTTGAAACACTATCGGCTAATGTACCCGACCGCAAGAGATAGCACAAGGGCGATATTTAGGGATTATTTAGCTTGGCAGCTTGTAGGGTGTAGGGATTTGTTAGGGGGTTTCTTGTTTGTTTTGATTTGTATAGCTTGCTTTAGCTTTGGATTTGCCTATATATGAATTTTAATTATTCTTTATAGGGTTTTTAGTTGCGATAGCTTTGCCACCCTTGCGACGTTGTGGCTGTGCTTGTGGATTTGTTGGGGTTTGCTTTAGAAATGTTGTAGGGGGCTATGGGGGTAAATCGGAGACCCTGAGCGTTATCTAGGGTTTCAAATATTTTTACCATTTTCTTAAACCACTCCTGAGGTAATCCTTAAGTAATCCTGATGAAATCTTAAACTAACCTCAAGCTAATCCTGAGCTATCCTAAAGCTAATCTCTAGCTTCTATTAGCTCTAATGTTAATAAACCTATCTAGGAGGCTCTACAATCAACGAAAGGTATCCAAAGGTAAGTTTGTATTGCCTTAGGTTAGTTTTGCTCTCTATGGCTCTCTAAATGCTTCTAAAGGGCATATATGATTTTATCCCTATATCCAAGAGACAACCTTGGGCTATCCCTTAGACATAGTTAGGGAGCTTCAGAGTTATCTTATCTCCCATCTAGTTATATCCCTATGACTGACTTCAGCCATAGTTAAAAGGAGCTTCGACATTATCTACCTCTCCGAACGGTCTTTATAGAGTTACTTAAAGACACCTATAACAATCCTTTTAACAATCCCAAAGCTATATCTTTGAGTAAGTTAAAGGTATCTTATAGCTATCTTTAAAGTTATTATGTTTATCTTAAGGATATCCTTTTATAGATATATTTATAGGATTTAGATTAAGAACTCCTAAACAATCCCTAAACTATCCCTAGAGTATCACAGGATATATCTCTGTGTTATCCTAGAGTATCCTTTAGGTTATCCTTAGGATTATCCTTTAGATATCTTATAGATTATCTTTAAGTTTTCTATATCCCCCCTACCCCCCTTTTCTCCTATAAGTGGCGGGTGACTTCTAACGCCCTATTTTAGGGGCTTTGAGAGCTTAAGCAAAAAGTACATAAAACAATACATTATTAGTATATTTTTAGTATATTTTAAGCATAATTATATTATAATTCACTTATTATGAAACACACTTACACAGTACCTATTACTCAGGACAACTTGCACTATCTAATGCAAGACCTAGTAAGGGGAGACGAAATAGTCTTGATGAGTATCAAGCTTCTAGGTAAGAATGTTAAAGAAGCCCTAAGAAACTTTGGCTCTCTAAGCACAAAGGCTAAGGTCTATACAGCAGCAGGATTAAGAGTGGATAGGACACTTATAAAGAGAGAGTTTAAGCCCCCTAAGCCAGCTCCTCGTTTCTCTGTGGCTGATATGGATTATATACTCCCTTTTACTGAGCCTAGATTTGATTATATGAATAACAAATAGAAAATCAATTCTAAGGGGTCTAGGAGGCTCTAGGTTAAACGAAAGGGTTGTTAGAGGTATAATCTATCATCTAAAAGCGTTCGTTGATTGTAGAAGCTCCTAGACCCCTTTATGAGCCTTAGCACTCCTAAAGACCATTTTTAGGCTATATCTAAAAATGACCCTTTATATAGGCTAAGAAATCATAAACGTTCATAAAGCTATCTAGGAGGCTCTAGGTTAAACGTTCGTCTTTCAGAAGGTAATCATACTACCCCAATGACGTTCGTTGATTGTAGAGCTTCCTAGACCCCTTTATGAATGAAATGGGAGAAAGCAGTTAGCCTCTCCCTTAACTTTACTATATAAACTTCCTAAACTTTGTTCTTTCTCTCTTACTCATATTAAGCTCAGCTAAGTACTCATCAAGTAGCTTGTTATCAATGCGTTCTTGATAGTTCCTTAGGAGTTTCTTAGGGTCAGCTCCGACTTGCTTTTGCCAATAAGCTACTGCCATAGCTAGTGCATCAAGGCGGTCATCGTGCCTTAAAGAGCCTCTATCTTTTGTTATATGAGTGAGTTGATAGAATAGACTATATACAAACCTGCTGTCATCATAAGAGCCATCAAGAAATGGCTTTAAATCTTCCTTTACAGCTTTATAATCAAAGACAAGCTTATGAGCGTTTAGGACTGGCTCAAGGGTGTCTATGATACGTTTCTCTTTTTGGGTTGAATGAGATACCTCTGAGACAGCACACTGATAGATAGTATTTAACACAGGCTTAAGAAGCTCTACATACATACCATCTCCAAAGTTACTCTCTACTAATATCTCATTTACATTGTTCTCTTTAGCTATTGTTGCTAGCTTTATTAGTGTCTCTTCGCTGTAACCACCTGTAAGACCACCACAAGCTGTAACGAATAGTCTTCCGTGTAGGTGCTTAACTACTGCATATCCTGTTTCGTCTCCACCTCTACCACTAGGGTCAATAGCCATTACTGAGCCAGTATATGTGGCATATTCACTATCACAAAACATTGGATAAAACCATCTATCTCCCTCAAAACCAACGTTAGGTAGCTCTCTTATTATCTGCTCTTTAGCACTACCATAGCTAAGGTTAATAGGTGCTTTGTCATAAGGTAAGTTAGTAACAACTAAATCTCCAGTCTTAAGAGGGTATCTCTCACTATCACTTAGGCTAGTATCTAGCATATATTGAAGAGCATATCCACTTCTACCATAAGAGAGCTTACGCTCATTTAGGTCATCTCTTGTAAATCTCTTAGGGTCTGTTGGAGTTCCTGCTGGCTCTCCTCTTTCTATCATCTCTTCAATGCTAGGAGCTAATGCACCATTATAGGTATCCTTTTGAGGTATCTCAGCAGTCCAAACCCTGCAATGAAACCCAGTAGCCCTTAGCTTGTTATAGATACTCTCTTCAGTTTGTGGAGTACCTAGATAGATTATTTGAGACGTCTCTTTAGGTGTTAAGATAGCCTCAAACTCTTTTACAGCTTTAAGAAGCTTCTCTCTTAGGTCTGCTGTGGCTGAGTTATTAGGTACTTCGACGTCATCTGCGATTATGTAGTCAGCACGTGAGCCTGTAAGCATTGATGTTATACCTAATGACTTGACGCTCGGAGCGTGACTAGCTAATGCAGGGGCTACATCGAAGGCTACCTTTGATTGCCTTTGGTCGCTTGTAGGTATGAGGTGTTGAAGCAGTGGTAGCTCACATATCAATCTTTGTGTAAATACACTAAAGTCATCAGCCCTTTGTTTAGAGGCTGAGACAACTAATACCTTAGCTTGTGGGTCACGTAGTAGTAACCAACACACAAAGCTTGAGGTAATCCAAGACTTACCTATACCCCTAAAGCCCTCTATAATCTTTCTCTTTATATCAGGCTCTTGAAGGTAGTCAGCTATTTGAAACTGCACTGGAGTTGGATTAGGTAGGTTAAGGTGCTTCCACACTATAAAGAGAAACTGCTTAAAGTCTCCCTTTATACGTTCAATATCACTCTCCATCCACTATCTCCTCAGGCTCTGCTATGATTTCTCCATATTTGTTTAGCTTAGGTAGTCTTGGCATATTCTGTGCTAACTCTGCAAGAAACTCATTAGGGTCTTTAGCAACATCAAGGTCTCTAAGGGTAAAGCCATTATCCTTTAGGAGTGTTATAGCATTTCTTATGTCCTTGCTGTCTGCCTCTCCTCTCTTTAGCTTATCAATGGTATCTTTTAGAGTTAGCTCCATTATGTCTATGAATAGACCTTGTATTCTCTCTTTTGCTTCATTCATACTGCTTTTGCTCTCCTTATCCATCCTCTTTCGTTTATAGCAAGGCTAGGGTTTTTCTCAATAAGTGATTGATAATAGGCAACTTCAAATCTATCATAACCCAAGTCAAAGGCTAGCGTATCATAGTCATTTATAGCCTTTATAGTCTTTTCTCCTATGACACCATCAACACTTACCCCTACAAGCTTTTGAGCTGCTTTGATAGCGTTATGATGACCTGCATTAACACCAAAGATAAACATCTCGTTTGCCTTTATGTTATCATTGATGTAGTCTAGCTTCATAGCATCCCAAAACTCACTCTTATAAAACTTATAGACCTGTGCTTTTAGCTCTTCATCTTTTGATAAGATAACGCTAGCTCTCTCTAGGTTTCCTGTGGCTTCTATGGCTTGGCTTACCTTATCCCAGCCTATCCAAGATGGGTGTGCGTACTTGTAGATACCATAAAAGGTTACGTCCTTTTCATTAGAGTTCTTGTGGAGTATATTAGAAGGGGAGTTAAACTCTAAGGTCTCTAAGAGTGCCATAGCTTCTTTAAAGTTAGACATTAGCTCTCTCCTTAAACTTTACTCTCTCTTTATGCTCCCCTTTCTTACCTAGATTAAAGCTCTCTATTGGTCTGTGATAACCCATAACCCTAGTATAGATAACACACCTTGTTCTCTTACTATCATCTAGTTTAACCATTTATCATCATCCTCCTCAATACTTCTTCTTTGTCTAACCATTGGTGGTACTACTGCTTGATAAGAGATGTTACTACCTTGATTAAACCTGACCTCTTTACAGCAATCGTGAATATCATTAGTCTTGCTTTTAATATCCTTTAGGTCACTTCTGATTTCACTATTTAAATCCCTTGAGTAATCCATAGCTTGTTTAAACAGCTCATTACTTACCTTTCCGTTCTCAGCTAGTTGGTGCATAGGCTCTTTAAGAGACTTAATGGTATATACACAAAACCCAACTAGCCCAAATACAACCAAGATTAATATACTCACAACCCCTAGCTTATCCGCTTGTAAAGCAAAGTCTAGGACTTGTCCTACATTATTTTCGCCCATCCCTGTTCCTTTCATATTCTTTTATGGCATCTAGCTGTTCTACGCAGGACTTATAGCCTCCATAGACATCTATTAGTAGCACTCCAGCATCGTTTTGATTAGTTATGTTTCTATCTGCAATAAGGGGAGCTTCAAGCAAGAAGCTTGGTATCTTGTCATACTTATTTGCTACTTCCTTGCTTGCGCAACCCATCAAGCACATAAGAAACACTGATGTCAAGAGCATTAGACATATCCTTTTTGTCTTCATTTTGCACCCTTTCTTTGACTTTATTTGCCTTTATCTCTATTATCTGCTTTTGCCTGCTGACCTTTTCAATAGTATCAAGCTTAAGAGATATGAGCCTATCTTGCTCGTTTATCTCATCTTTTAGATTTTGGTTCATCTCATCACTAGACTTTAGCCTCTCCTTTGTGACACTCAGCTCATTGTCTAGGCTTTGATACCTATACCCTAGAAAGAGCGTAGTAAGCAGTAGAAAACCACTAAGATATAAACTAGGACTTAGCACTTGTATCCCTCCCATATTTGATAACGTGGTAGGCTCTTACGCTGTAATAGAAAAGCAATATCTTCCATTTCGCTACCCCTAAGAGTTCTAAGAGCTCCCTAAAGGTGTCATCAGCTACCTTAAAATCACTATTGTTACCTAGCTTTATATAAAGTCTTAAGGCATCATCTGTTAAGTAATCGTGTATCACAGAAGCTGTTAGATACTCAGGGCTATAAGGCTCAAACATCCACCAAAATATTCTAGGGATACTTGCACCATCTGTTATATAGCCTACAGGTATGTCTATGTCTTTATACTTAAACGGACTAGCTGTCTCAAAGTTATCCTTACCAAAGGGCTTAACTACTATTCTTTGTAACTTCTCAGCCATTATGCATCTCCTCAAGTGTTGGCATCTCTGCTAAAATCTCATCAAAGCTTGTAGGTAGCTTGTGCGTGCCTTCAGCAACTCCGTTTAGTAAAGCGTAGCCATACTTCCACACCCTAGCTCTCCAAATACCAAAGGCTTCCCCTTCTGCCCTAAAGTCATTGTCATAGCCTGCATAAGAGCAAGCAGAGAGGATGTCATCATATCCTTTCTCTCTTGCCTTAGCATCTAGGAGCTGCTGGGTCTTTTCTTTAAAAAGTGCTGTAAGTTCCTCTAGGTTCTTGCTTACTATCTCATAAGATATTACGTAAGTGTCTCCTTTGACTTCACTAGACTGCACCACCTTTTTAAACTCATCTACATTTGCTGGATAATCCTTGTAGGATACCTTTAGATACCCTAGCTCTTTTAGCTCTTTATCATCTAAAAACTTTGTATAAAGCGTACCCTTATCTGTTATGATGTAAGGGGTCTCTGCTACAAGGTCATCCTTTAAACTATATAGTTCCATTTATCCCTCCTTTTAAAGGCTTAAAAGTGAAAGAGAAGACAATGTTAAGTTTATAAACTCTTTATTGCCTCCTGTCGCCTGTTCTGTGGCTCTCATTACAAGGTAAGTATCTTTTTTATAAACCCATACACTCGTTTTGTAAGCCCTTCTACTCCCTGTTGAGTTTTCAGTAGGTGTTAGCGTGATAGTCCCTTGTAGAAATCCTGAGCCACCTAAAGAGGTAGTCTGTGCCCTAAAACGCTTATTAGCTAAGGTGTCACTCCAATCCCCTATAATAAACTCTACGTTTCGCTTTGACTTAGGGATAACAAAGTTAGGGGCTGTAAGATTATCATAGGAGTTATACTCTCCCTTAGCATATAGGCTATTCCCTCTTGTATTGAAGTAATCATCTCCCCCTTTATCTCCTCTTTTAAATACCAAAGAGAAAGTAGAGTTAGTGTCATTAAGAAAATCCTCAGAAAAAGAAACTTCTAGCATATCTTTTTCTGCATAAGCAGATATTCCTTTTACAGAAAGAAGCACAGATGCTCCAACATTATAGCCTTTGAGGGGATATTGCATTCTATCACTTGCGATAGAGCTAGATAGTTCTTTAGAGCTTCCCTTATACAAGAAGCGAAGTTTATCTTCACTTCTCCATATATAGCCTAGAATTACGGACTTACTAAAATCTCCATTTTCTAAAAGCCATAATGTACTTCCCTCTGAGAAAAAGCGATAGTTTAAAGAGATGTATAGGCGACGCCTTTTAACACCACTATACTCATAAGTGTTCCCAACCTTTGCTTTAAGCACCTCTTTTGTTAAGGTATGCTGCTCCCCTTTTGCAAGGTTTAGCTCTATGCTAGCTTGAGTATTAAAATATTTAGGGGTCATCAAAGCAGGCTTACCATCTGTATAGCCACCGCCACAACCTATCATAAAGCTCATTATGCCCTCCCCATATATACTTCGCTTGCACTAGCTATGAAGTAAGAAAAGACTTCAATTTCTCCTAAATCAGTTGGCACTTCTCTCCATTTTATATTGCTATTCCAGCTTTCTATTCTATTAGCCCCTTTAACAACTATAACACCACCCTGTCCTACGCCAAACTGAGTTGGCCAAAAAGAAAAATCTCCACGTGTGCTGTCTAAGGTTATTATGAAGTTTTTACCTTTCCGAGGGTCAATACTCATCTCATTAGAAAGCTCCACAATATTCTCAGTATAGGGCAAGAGGTCAAGAGTTATTTTTCCCTTAGCATCTAGTCCTGCATAGCCATTTGGTTTGTTCCTAGGGGGTATGTTTGCTCTAATATCATTTAAGCCTTTCTCTGTGATTTTCTTATCAGCATAATAATTATCTAAATATCCTTTAATGTCACGAGCTCTAACTCTATATAGTGAATTATTGAAAAACACACCAAAAGTATAGTCATAGTTATTTTTTTCAAGGAATATATCATACGCAGGAGACGTTATGGAGGTGTATGAGGCTATCGTTCCAACAGATATAAAACCGTTTTGCCCTCTCACAACAACCTTATTTGCTTCATTATCTGTGCTAGCTTCACTCTTTGCTAGATACCTATTGTCGCTCTCAGTCTTTCCATAGGCATCAACCTCTTGGGAGTTTATAAAGTCCTTAATAGACATAGACCTAAGCAGACCCTCTCCAGTATCTCTTACAATAAATCTCCACTTATCAGTAGCTAAAGAGCTCTTTATATCGCTCACTTCAGCTTTAGTTGTAGCATTAAGATAGACGTTAGTTGCATAGATATTACCTTGAGCGTTTCTTTTTACAAGCTTGCCATTAGCATTACCCTCACTAGCATCACTCTCTCTTAGCACTCCTTGCAACAAGTTGTTTATTTTATTGCTAGAGTAAGTTTGAGCTATGCCTGCTTGGGTGTCGTTGATAAGTCCTGATTTGTTTAGGTTCTCTAAGCTACTCTTTAGGACCTCTAGGCTTGCCTTAAGAGCGTTTAGCTCAGTTTGCTTACCTCTAAAATCAGCTATAATGCCCCTTATGTCGGTTAGAGCTGTACTAGCTTGGTTAAGGGCTTCATTAGCTTTTGTGTCTATGCTAGCTTTAGTTGTGGCAATCTCTTGTTTTGTTCTTGTAGCCGCATCCCTTATATCTAGCTTAGTAGCATTACCTAAGTTTGTTAAGTCCTGCTTAGCATTGCTATAGGTAAGTAAGATGTCTGTACTCTTTGAGGTAACATCTGCTAGCACACTTCTAACACTATCTAAGTTTGCTTTGACTTCAACAGCCTTACCCTCAACATCTCCTTTAAGCTCTTTAGCTTTTGCATAGTCAGCATTGAAGCTATCTATCTTTGTCTTAGCTTGCTCTAGCTGTACTAAGGTGCTCTCTAGCTTTGCTTTGGTCTCTTCAGCTCTGCTCTTTGTCTCTGCACTAAGTACCTTTAGCTCTTCGCCTGTTTGCTCTATGCTTGCTTTATCAGCATTAAACTTAACTAGCTTAGTATCTAGCTCAGCACTCTTAGCTGTTGCACTCTCTCCTAGCTTAGTTACAGCGTCCTTTTCTTCTTTAAAATACTTTGTAGCCCAAGACTTGTTAATGGCATCCTTATCATCCACAGGGTCAGCCACATAGGTAAGCCTTGAGCTTCTTGTATCAACTACTTTACTTCCATCAGGCAAAGGAGAGATTTTAAGAAACCTCTCTTCTGCATCTGCTATCTTTTGTGTAGTCTTATTTTTCCTAAAGACTTCATCAATCATTGCCTCTCCTTAACATCCATAGTGGTTGTTGTCTGTTAGCTTCATTTGCAAGTGCAGGGTCAAACCTTGTCTGCATATCTTTTTCTAGTCTCTCTTTAACTTTGTCTAGCTTTTCTTCTTCTCTAGTAATATAAATCTGTTTAGCACTAGAGTAAAAGGTTGTGATAATGTCTTGCAAGAAAGCAGCCTTGTCACTATCAAGAGCTAAAGCTTGGTAGCTAGGATTATTCATAACATCTATAAGCTTCTCTTTAAGTCCTAGCTCTTTTACTATGCCTCTTATAATGGTCTTATCAGCAGCTTCTATTGGTAGCTTTACACCATTAAACTCCATAGTATTTCCCTTTAGTGGGTCAGTGCCTACGCCTAAGCTTGCTAGTTCATATTCAATAGAGCTTCTATCAAAGGTAGCTGTATTTGTAACACCTAAAAACATACGTTCAGCCTTAGGGCTTGGCTCTCCAAAGAGGTTAAGGGATTTTGGCATCTCTCCAAAAGGTAGGCTAGCTGTTATGTAATCACGAAACTTTTGCTTCTCTGTCTTGCTATCATCTAGCCAATACTCCCTTATCCTTCTATTTAAGGCACTATAAGGCACACGAGCACCTAAGAGGTTATAAGACCACTTAACTACCTTTTGCCCCTTCTCTTCGTTAGGGTCTGAAAACAACTCTATGAAGTCCTTAGCACCTTTCATATAAGACTTGTTTGTTGCAGTCTTAATAAATGCACCTGTTAGAGCAGCTAAGAAGCTCTCATCTTGCTCTGGGTCACTCTCAACCTTATCCCAAGCACTAAGCACATTAGATACTAGAGCTATGTTTGATGAAAGTGGGTCAAGTCCTTCGAAGCTATAAGCTCTATCTCCTACTATGATGCTGTTTTCAGGTATGTTTGCTAGACCTAAAGCCTTGCTTTGCTTTGTATCTGTTGCTGATAGGATGATGCCATTTCTATATAGCTCCCATATAGTCCCTATAATCATAGAGCTAACAACTACTTGTGATATAGCCATAGCCCTTCTAGTGCCTCCTGCTGCAAAGTCTCCTAGCCACTCTCTACTAAAGAAGGTAAATGGAGGTATGCGTCTTAGCATCTCCTTTGTAATGTTTGCTGGAGTTGTTCTAAAAGGCACTACTAATCTAGCAACTGTTTTCATAACTATATTAGGGCTATTTGACATATCTTGTAGCCATCTTAAAGGTTGGTTAATCCCTAATGAGCCATTAGCTAGTGCGTGATACACAGGCTGTGTGAGTTTGTCAAAAGGATTTGATACAGATGTAGGAGTAGTAAATGTAGCCCTTCTTGCCATATCTATTGCTCTTTGGTACTGCTTAGTAGTAGGGTTATTTACAAAGTTGCTGATAAACTCAGCCTGCTCCATCTTAGAGCCAAACTTAAGCCCTTGCTCGTTCATAGTCTCAGCAGCTTGTCTATATAACTCTCCCTTATAAGATATGTTTTTAAAGACCTCATCAACTCCAGTAAGAGCCCTAAAGATAAAGTTATAGGTTAGGTCTGAAACATAGTCCTTTATGTCACTTGCTACTCTTTGCTCCTTTGGTATGAGCCTACCCTCTTCATCAAACATCTTGCCAAAGACACCTCTAACATTAGCTGTGAGTGCTTCGTTCCATTTCTCTCCCACATCTAGTATAGGCTTATTTGTCAAGAAGGCTTTTATGGCATTTCCGTTCTTACCATCTTTAGAATACTTAGCAAGCTTTAGGCTATCTTTAGCTCCTGCTACAAAGCCAGCCCACTTGTAGTAGTACTCTTTAAAGTGCTTAAGGTCTTTGTCTGCAATAGACCTACCTGCTAGAGCTGTAAGGTGTTCTATCTCTCTTAAGCCTATCATTGTAAGGTTGCCTAGCACGTTCTTTATGTGTGTCTGAGGACTTGAGAGCATAGCTCCTTGACCCATACCCATAACTACATCATACCAAGAGCCTCCACGAGACGCCCTTCTAGTAACAGCAGCTCCCTCTTTAACACTCATCTCATATCTTTCAGCAAAGAGGTCAAGCTCTTTGTTTATCTGAGCTAAGCCCCCTAAGCTATCTACGTTTGCTTGTAGCTCCTCTGTTGGTAAGTCTTTTAGTCTTATAGGTTTATTTAATAGCTTATGAGCGTTCAAGCCTCTACCTATCTCAGAGCTTATGCCTTTAAACATATCTTGCATACGTCCGTGCTGAAGCATCTTAGTGTATAACTCAGTAGCCTCTGCAATATCTGAAGCTCCTCTTTCTTTGTAGCTTTTGATACCCTCAAACAAATCCTTACCAAAGTCATTTAGAGTTCTGCCAATGGCTACAACCTTAGCGTTGATGTTTTGCACGCCCTTATAAGCGTTCTTAACAAAGTCCATATCAACATCATAGGTGTTAGAGATTTCTTCAACTTCTTTATGGGTTACCTTAGCTTTGTTTAGGTTAGCCTCTAGCTCATCAACGTGACTTACTACGTCCTCTTTTGTTACAAGCTTATCTGCTACGCTCTTAGGCTGCTCTACTTCTACCTTAGTAGGCTCAACCTCTTTACCCATAAGCTTAGCTTCCCTTTTGGTATCTATGGCTTCTTGTAGGCTCTTAGCCTCTTCTTCACTCTTTGGAGTAACTTTAGGGGTCTCTTTAGGTGCTTTTAAACCTGTGCTATCAATAGCTTTTTCTATCTCTTTTTCATAGATAGCTCCTGAGCCATTAGCTTTTAGGACAGCTGATTTCTTAATACCACCTATAACTTTAAAGATACTCTCTGCAAATGCACCAAGCCCTAAGTTCTCTATGGTCTGCTTAGTTCTAAGTAGCACTGCACTATCTCCCTCTTTAGCTCTTAGAGCCTCAGCTATGGCGTTATCAAGAGGGGTATCTTTTACTAGGTCACTAACCTTAGTATCTTTACCATCAAAGGCTGTAAAATCTACTACCGCACCTCTTGCCATACCAAGCAGTGCTGGGTTTTTAATAGTATTTGCAAAAGCTCCTGCTTTAGCTATACCAGTATATGGGATTAAGAATTGAGATAGGGTTCTCATAGCCTCTCCAAAGCTGTCTTTATCTTTTGGGAGTATCTTTGAGAAGTCTATAACATCCTTTTCGTTTGGGTCATCAGGGTAAAGAGACTTTTGGTGCTCTATCATATCCCCTAAGTTCTTACCACTCCACACATCATCAGCCCAAATCTTAGCCCTATCAGGTAGTCTTGAAAGACCCTTTATGCTATCTACTGCTAGGTCTTTAGTGTTCTCAATGGCATCAAGTGCTCCACCCATAGCGTTATAGCCAACCTCAGATAGATAGTATCTAAACTTATTTGAGTGATACTCTTCATATCTAGTAGCATCAAGCTCAGTCATACGTCCTGAGTTGTAAAGAGTGTTGGCATCTTCAGGGCTAAGTTCAAGCAGTCCTTTGTTTCTAAAGTTATAGCCTGCCCTTGCCATATAAGCTCCCTCTTTATCTAGTAGCCCCTTTTTATAAAGCACATAAGCATCATCAGGCGAGCTTATGCTAAAGGGGTCTGCTACTTTACCTTGTTCGTTTAAGGGATAATCAGGGGTGGGAGTATTTTCAATAGAGATGCCTAGCTTCTTTCTTATCTGCATAGGGCTAGGCATAGAAGCTTCTTTAGTTAGCCCTCCCACATCATCTAGTGAAGAAGCTTTCGTCGAGGTCATCTCCTGTGCCTCTTTGGTCGGTAGATTTAGTGTTGTCAAATCTGCCACTTCTGATAGATTGTGTTTTACCTCCATTTGCTTTATCCTTTTTAGTTGTCTCTCTTCCTATATATTCAGGTCTTATAAGTCCAGTATCATCATCTATAACCCTATCAGTTAGGTCATCTAAGAAGTCATTTATCTCAGGCACACTCACTTTTCTTTGCTCTTGTTGAGCCTTATAGATAAACTTAGTAACCTCTCTATCTACTAGCTGAAGAGCCTTTGTAGCATCTCCTCTCATATTTTGATTTAGCTTATCTAATGTAGTTTTACCTATGCGGTCATTTAAGGCTTCCTTACCTGACATAAGGGCTTTCCACTCAGCTGTATTGCTACCCAAGCCTATACTCTTTAAGCTTGTCTCTGTATCGCCTATGCTCTTTACTAAGCTTGTGTAGTCAGTTTTTGTAAGATATGCTTTGTTAGCCTCAACATCATCAAAGCTTAGATTACCCATTTGATTTTTTCTTAGTAACCTTGTATAAGCCTCAGTATTTGTTGTCTCTGCAAAGCCAGCATTTTGACTAAGGCTAACACCAAACTTCATAAGCCTTGCTCCATCCTCGCCATTTATAGCTCCACTTTGGACTGCCTGAGCTACCATATAAGGGAGGGATTTAGCATATTTGACTTTACTTGCCTCATCTAATGTGTCATAAGTATAAGCCTGCATCCACATATTAGCTGCATTCTTTTCTTGAGCTTTCTTAAGTAAAGCCTCTTGCTCTTTTCTATACTCTTCTTTAGCCTTAATGCTTTGAGCCTCTAGGTTATCCATCATATCCTTGTAAGGCATAGAGATAGCTCCAGTCTTTGGGTTACTACCAACTACTGTGTCATAAAGTAGATTGCCATCAGCACCCCTAAGACCTCTTAGGCTGTAAAGGATTGCATCAGCTTTCTTGAAGTTACCCTCATTTACAGAGGCTAGCATCTTATCTCCTGCTCTATTAACTACAAAGGTAGCTAACTCATTAGGGCTAAGCCAAGAGCCTCCTTCGCTCTCTCTTGTTTGAGCTGAGATTGAGTTCATAGTCTCTTGAAAAGACATAGGATTTAGCTCCCCTTTATCAAACATACTATCAACGTAGTAATTAACAAGAGTGCTAGTAGAGTTTAAAAGCTTTGTCTTTCTATCTTCTATGTATGCTTTGTTATAGGCTTCTTCTCCCTCTAGGAGTGCCTGTTTAGCCATAAGGATACCACTCTCACTCATAGCTCCATTACGCTCATTAGAGTTCATATACTCCTCATTAAAGACGTTTTGGTATGTCTCTTTATAGAGGGCATCTGTCCTTGCTCTAGGGTTTGGGTCATCTAAGAAGTAGTTGTTTTGCTTTAGCTGTTCTAAGAATTGGGTCTTTAAATCAATAGCTCTAGCTTCATCTTCAGTAGCCCTGTAACCTCTCTTGTAAGCCTCTTCAGAGTGCAAGAAGCCACCAACCCTAGAGCTATCCATCTCAAGCCTTTCGTTAGCGTCTTGCATACCCCTTAAGGTATCTTCTTTAACGTTCTCTTGATATTTAGCACCTGCTATTCTCACAGTGTTACCTGCAAGCTCTCTTAAAAGCCCTCCTATCCTAGCGTTTTGTCTAGCGCTTTGTACGTCAGAGTTAAGACTTAAATCAGTAGGCACATACATATTTATAGGCTGAGCTACAACGTTTGGTGCTGATGAATTACGAGATAGCATAGGGGTTTCAACCCTCCTTACTGCTATCCTAGAGTTTTCTATTCTCATCTATTACCCCCAGTTTGATTTGAAGTTAGTAGCATAAGGGCTTCTTTTAATCATAAGGTTCTTTTGCTGAGTGGTAGTAGCACCTGCCTTTGTAGCATTGGATGTCTCCATAGGGGTTGTACCGCCTGTTTGATTTGTCTGAGTACTTTGGTTCATCATCCCTGATTGGTTCATAGCTCCATATACTGTGCTATACATCTGCAAGCCTCCCACAGCTCCTGCTAGGGCTGCTTCTAGGTGGCTAGCTCCGTGTTTCTTGTATTGAGACTGAAGGCTCTTAACACCACTTGTATATTGGCTAGATAGTCTCTCATACTCCCTAGCGTTTTGAGCGTGCTCGTTCTCTTCATTTTGATTTATTACACTTAGGTCTTGGTTCTCATTAAACCTTGAGGCATTAAAGATTGCATCTATGGAGTTGCCTACTAAGCCTCCACTTTCAACCCTTAATCTTGACCTCTCTCTTAAAGCTTCAGCCTGTCTCTTTTGACGTTCTACTGCTGCCTTATCTGATATTTGTTGGTTCTGCTCTTGTAAGGCTACTTGCTGAGCCATCATGTTGCTTTCTTGTTGCTTTACCTCTGCGTCTATCGCCTTGTTCTGAGCTTTGTTTTGCTCTACTGTTTGATAGGCGGTAGCTGCTGCTGAGATAGCTGCCATTGCTATTGGTATAGCTATCATATAACACATATTAAAAATCTCCTTTATCTAAATGAAACTTAACAAAGAGTGTCTCTTTATCCTTAAAGGTTACATACTCTTTATCAAAGCTAAAGCCTAAGCTCTTAAGCCACTTTATAGAGGGCTTGTTCTTTAGGCTCACATAGTTATAAACTCTTGTAAGACCTAGTTTAAAGAAGCAGTAAGCTAAGCCATCATAACAAAACGAGTTAGAGCTAAAGAGGTGCTTATTAAATAGCTCATCACTACATAACACCCACACTATGCCTGCCTTCTCATCCTTAGGGTCTCTAGCAACTCCACCTGCACCTATACACTTCTCACTCTCATCAAGGAGTAGCCAAGCAACTATTGAGCTATCTAGGCTATCCTTTAGAGCTTGCTTAGGGCTAATATCACTTTGTGCCTTAAGCTCATCTCTCTCACGCTTGCAAATCTTAAGCTCCTTTACTACATCCCAATAGCAAGGCTTATATGTAAGTGTTCTTATCATAGTGGCTTATCTATTAGTGAGGTTAGGATTTCAAAGGAGACTGATTGAATGTATATAGGCTTAATGCCAGCACTCTCAATGCAAAGCTTGTTATCCTTAGCTTCTCCACGAAGTATGAAGGTTCGTTTATAGATACTAGGACGTGCTGTGCTTGTTAGGTTATCCCAAAAGTACCTTAGCTTCTCTTTATCAAATGAGTAATCTCTAATACTTACATAGACATTAGCAGCCTTAGCTAGATATATGGTAGCCCTTCTAAGCAGTGTTCTACCATCTATTGAGCCAACTACATCATTAGTAAATTTAAGAAAGATTGGCGAGAAGTGATACTTAAATGAGTACTTATAGCCATAGTGTAAGCCGCCTGCAATAGCGTTTTGTAAGTCATTCTGAGTAATGCTAGAGGTTATCTCAGAGCCATCATAGTACTTTCTCATAATGACATTAGGGGTAGCTAGGATTTCTCTAGCGTCCTCTTTCATAGCACTAAAAGGCTTATCAAAATCTACACACTCATAGTCTGAGCCAACTAAGCCTAAGTCTATCTTACCTAGTACTCCATCTCCAAAGGCAATATAGAGCTTATTATCAAAGCAGAATATACCAGCTACACTCTTAGCAAACGTCCATACACTCCAAGAGCTTTGGGTTTTCTTATCTCCACTCCAAGCATACTTATAGACATAAAGCTTGCTTGAGTAGTCACTTACGAATAAGATGTCTTCGTTAGGCATACCTGTTACAAGGTAGTTGCTACTTGATTTAAGAAGGTCAGGCACGTGGTCTGTGACACTAGGAGCGTCATTAATCATACCATCGTTTTGTATGAAGTACTCTCTTAAGCTTACACCATTACCTCTTGGAGAGATAAAGTATGTCATCTGTCCTAAGCTTACAGGTCTTACAGAGCCATCAAATGGATAAGATAGTATTGGTGCTACGTTTATAGTCTTTGATGAAAGAGGGTCATTACCACTATTAAGGATAAACTGCTGGTCGTCTCCAAATATCATAAGGTTATCTCTACTTGCCTTTGCATAGTAAAGCGTTGTTACAGAAGTTGAAGGCACATCTACATCTATTGGAGCGTCATCAAGAGCGTCTGTAACAGTACCTGCAAAGAAGTTAAAGAAGTCTCCAACCTTTGTAAGGCTAACTGATTGTCCGCTTAGTATGCCAAGCCTATTAGAAAACAAGAATATATCATTGATAGTGTTATCTACAAAGCTTGGGTTTGGGTTAGAGTTCTCATCTCCCACAGCCCTATCAGACCAAAGACAATACTCAAGTGCAAAGTAAAGACCAAGAGGATTGTTATCACTTCTATACCTAGCTATGTCTTGTTTTCTTATTAGCTGAAGAGGCATAGTAGAGTTATCAAACTTATGATAGCCATTAGGCTCTCTGTACTCTTTCCACACACCAGTTGATGCTATCTTCTTACCTTCTTTTAGATAGCTCTTTTCATATCTTACCCAGTATGTGCCTTCATCACTATCTGTCTTACCAACTATCTGAAGCACAAAGCCATCAGGAGCTTTTGGAGGCAAGGCATTAAATGCTTGAGCTCTACCTTTAAAGGCTTTAAGGGCTGCATCTCCCCAACTATCTCCAACCTCTATGGTAAAGTCTGACTTATCCTTAGCCCAAACTTCTATAACAGCACCATTTAATGACGTCTCAAATATCCCTCCAGCTCCTGCATTTATCTGACTAGCAAGGTTAGCTGCTATTGTCTCTGTTCTATAAGTGCTACCTTGATTAGTATTACCTGATTGGTATGAGGCATTGACTGTGGTGCCTTTTTTAGTAAGGACAACCCTGTAATTCTGCTCTGCCACACCTTTACTTACATAGATGATAGCTCTTTTATCATACTCTGAAAGGCTGGTTGTGTTGCCTCCTGATATAGATTGCTCCATCCACCCATCTACTTCTAGTGTAAAGGCTGTACCATCCACCTTTCTAAAGTAAAAGGTAGGTCTGCCATTTTCAAAAGGGATGTTTGGCTGAGTAGCAGAGAAGCCTGTACGAGCATTGATTTGGTCTCTAAGCTCTTGAGCTATATCATCAAGTGTCTCTGCTTCTCCAGTATCTCTCTTTTTACCATCTACGTGTGTATAAGTTGCTAGAGTAACTCCATCTACCTTTATATAGTATGTGTGGGTCATATCTAGCCTAGCGTTAATGGATAGCTTTACCATAGCTGACATATCAGAGTTAGAGGTAAAACTATCTACAACTTGTTTCATCCTTACAACTCTGCGCTTATTAACAATAAAGGTGTAGTCTCCTATGGTTGTCATAGCTATATCATTTTGTGGAGACTTTGTTGTTATGTAGTTTTGATGCTGTGTTACACCTTCTACTGGATACTCAAACCCCTTTAGGTTCATAACCTTGAGGTCTCCCTTAGCATCAAGCTTTATGATGTATCGCTCATCTTCGTCTCTGTTTATCGTATGCCAAAAGGGTTTAGCGTAACCTAGACCTGAGCTAATGATACTCACAGGAGGTCTTTGGCATAGTCCATAAACTAATGAGCTTATGGCATTTTCTTGGTAGTTGCCTTGCGTCTCAAGCCTAAGCGTAGGGGCTTGTTGGCTCATACCATTAAAAAGCCCTGCATAGTGTTTAGTTATTAGTGTTTGCATTTGTTACCTTTAGTCTGTATTTAGGTCTTACGCTAGATGTGACAGCTTCAGGGTTGTTCTCCTTATCAAGTATCCTTGAGACACTCTTAGAGTTCATAAAGGATAGTGGAGCTAAGCTTTGACCTGCTAGGGCTTTAGCTCTTACAATCATCATCTCATCTAGTACGTACTTTCTAGGGCTGATAATAGCTGTTGGCTGATGTAAGAAGCTTGCTTTATATCTTGCATAGCTAAATACTGCCTCAGGTATCTCACTATCTTCTACACCCTCTTCGATGCCTAGCTCAATCTTAACCTCTCTTAAGGCTCTGTTATAGAGTGCTTTAGGAGCTATTAGGTTTGTTATTAGGCTAGCTTCAGCATTATCCATATCTTCAGTTGTGATAGGTCTTTGAGCTTCAGTAGGTATAAGAATGCTTTGAAGTCTAAACATAGTCTTGTTAAGGATGTAGTCGTTTATGACAGAGTTAAACTCACTTTGTGTATAGCCATAGGTAGCTATAAACTCATCTGAAACTTTTGCATAAAGCTCAGGTGGATACAATCTATTTGCTATTATTGCTAAGCGTAAATCAAGCTCGTTTTGGTTCTTTTCAGCATCTGATATAACATAGTTATCAGGGCTTAGGATAGACTTTTGAAAGTTATAACTAGCTATTATCCTAAGAGTTTGTGTTATATTACTAGAGTTACTTAGGTCTGTTGGGATTACATTACTAAAGCCATAGATTGCAAAGAGTTCTTTAGCTGTGGCTTCTAGTACCTCCATAGGCACTTCTCTTCTTGTTATGAGCCTCTTCTTAAAGTCTTGGTAGCTTTGCTCTACACTCTCTATACTTAGCGGATATTCATCAACCTTAGCAAAGAGTATGGCTTCAAGCTTGATGAGTGCTAGGTTTTGCTTTAAGCTCTTAGGCACAAGGCTACTAAAGCTGTAAAGCTCGCTTAGCTCTGTATCAACTTCTGCTTGGATGTTCTTAGGTATTAGTTTCTTTCTTATGATAGCTCTTTTGTTATAAGCTTCATCCTCTGCGGTAAATTCGTGTAAGACTTCACTTGATACTACGTTTGTTTGAAACTTACGACCTGCAACTGCTACAACTAAGTTATAGACCTCTATTGGCATATTATTGAGTGTGTTTATGCCATTATAAGCAAAGTCATCATTAGTGTAAGGCAACTCATCTATTGCATTTTGAAGCATACGTTTAGCCATTAAGGCACTAGGGTCATTCATATCCTCTAGCATCTCTTGACCTACGCTTAACAATATTGTATTTACTGCGTCCTTTATTCTATCGTTTGGCATTATTTCTCCTTATTTTATTTTTGACAAAAAGGGGAGCATAACGCCCCCTATGTTATGCGAATGAGCCTGTTGGGAGCTTGCCTGCTCCTACTCTATTCTTATCGTGGATTACTTGAGCCCAGTTAGCTGGCAAGGCTGCTTTACGGATTTCAACAGCACATTCAGGTCTTAATACACCCATACCACAAGCTAGGCTTGCTCTAGTCCAAGTACCCATTCTGCCATCATCATCCCATATCTTAGTAGTGATGTCTCCGCCTTTTAATACACCAACTGCTTCATTAGTACCTACAAAGGCAATAGTACCTTCACAGTTAATACCGTGATACTCATCGTAAAACTCTTTATTAGCTGGCTTTGTTGCATCAACGTTTGGTAGGTAGTTGTGATAAGTTAGTGGGATGCCACCAATCTTAAACACAGTGCCTTCTGCATAATCTCCTACGTTGCCATAGTCTTTGTTTAGTAAGGCTCTGTTTTCGATAATCTCGAAGTATGTATCAGGGCTTGTTACTGCAAAGATTTCTCCTGTAACGTTCTTTTTGATTAGCTCTTTCTTAGCTGCTATCAAAGCTTTAGCAAATGCATTAACTCTTGTAGCAAGGTCAGCATTAGCTAGGTTTGTATCAACTATTACAGAGCCTCCATCATACTCATCCATAACGTTCTTTAGACGAGCTGCTGTGATAAACTTCATCTGAATGTTGCGGTCATACTTTTGAGCTAGGACTTCTCCCATCTTCTTTGTATATTCTTTACGTGCATCGTAATGCAACATACTTTCATTGAAATCATCAGTGAAGAATGAGCTTACAAGAGGTCTATCAAGAGTTAGCTCTGATTTGTCGTGAGCTACCTCTGAGCCTTTAATGTGCTCGCCTGCGTTATGGTAGTAAGCACCTATGCCACCAATGTGCTCGAAGCGAAGTGACTTAGCACCATTTATCTCTTTTCTTTGGTACTTACCCTCCATAGCTACGTTTTTCTCAAAGCTAGATAGGATTTCTCCAGTTACCTTTTCTACTAGAAGCTCTCTATCGTTAGCCTCTAAGCCACTAAATGAGCCGTTCTTGCTACCACTATTTAAAGCTGTTGCTTTATCCATCTATGTTCTCCTTGTTGTTATTGTTGTTTAAAGCCACCAAGCCTTAATGTGTTGGCTAGCTTTTCATCTACTTCTGCTCTGTATTGAGGGCTTTTGTTATACCTCTCATCAGAGATTGCATTGGCGTAGTCTCTACGTGTTAGAAATGTATCGTTTCTAAGACCTCCGCTACTTGTCTCTCCCATAGTTAGCTTAGGCTTACTTGTGCTATTTAGGCTCTTTCTTGCATACAAGCCCTTAATGGCAGCATTCATTCTTCTTTGGTTGCCACTATTTATAGCCTCGTTATAGTCCTCTATTTCATCTTCTGTGAGGTTCTCGCTAGCCCAAGCTATCATATCTGTATAGCCCTGCTTACCACCAACTAAGTTATATGCTTGATTGGCTGCTTGTTCTGTTACGTAAGCTGAGGCTACCTTTAGGTTTTCTATATAGTTATCCACTAGGTTCTTAGGGAAACTCTTATATAGCTCCTTACGTGATGCCTCTCCAATATCGCCTGTATATCTTAGTTCGTTCTCGTACTTTGAGTAGTCGAAGTCTTCGCTAGGGTCATAAGTCTGTTTAGGAGTATCTTGTGGTTTATCTGTTGTGATTTTAAGACCAGCATCTTGTCCGTTGTCAATGGTCTTAGCACTAGCTGTTTGAGAAGGTATCTCTGTTTTGCTTGGCTCAGTGCTAGTCTCAACGTTAGTATCCACCTCGTTACCAATAATGTTATCACTCATTACTCCTCCTTAAAACCTAATGATTACCTGAGTATCATCAGTGTTCTCCACTGGATTAGCCTTGCCTACCTTAAACTCTTCGCTCTCACTAAAGCCCTTAGCTTCTACTGCTAGGCTGTCAGCGTTAGACTTAGGTGTCTCTTTGGTATTCTCAGCTTGCTCTAGGTTCTCATTGTTCTCTTGTTCGTTCTTGCTAGTATTCTTAGCCATTTATATCTCCTTGTTGCATTTGTGTCATTTGTTGCATTACGCTTGGGTCTGTCATAGCTTTGCTAATGCCACTCACTAGGTTTGGAGTAGCCTTACTCATAAGCTCTTGTTGCTGAGCTTGTTGTTGTTGCTGTGCTATGGTGTCAGCATCCAAGAGTATGTCAGTATCTTTTATGCCAAGCGATGTAGCTAGGCTCTTTAGTACATACTCATAGTTAATCATAGAAGCTGCTTGTGGTGCTAAAGTGCTAGCTGTTTGCATAAAGGTTATAATCTTGTTGTAGTCTTGTCCTCTACCTAAGCCCTCTAAGCCTGTTGTGATAAGTGGTTCTATGTTCTCACTACCTTCAGGGAATGCTCCACTCTCTCTTAGCTTTTGTATCTTTAGCTTGATATAAGGGAGTTGAAACTCCTGAGATAACACGCTATACGTACCACCTAAGCTCTCTTCAAGCTCACTTGCCATTGTCCTTATCTCTTCAGCTGTTACTCTTTCAGCCTGCCTTTGTATGCTAGAGTTCATCATAAAGTGAAATGCTAGGTCTTGCTTAAGGTCATTAACGCTCTCTCTTATGGTTGCAATGTCTGCGTTCTTATTAACCTGAAGCACGCTAACGTCTTCTGCGTTACCTTCTAACACCTCTAGGTTCTCAGCATTTGCAATATCTACGCTTCTAGTTGTGCCATTAGGGGCTACAAAGAAGAGCACCTTAGCACTTGCACTGCTAGCTTCTAACCTTGCCTGAGATAAGCCCTCTAAGCTCCTTAAATCTCCTATGACTTCATCTACATAGCTTCTGCCATAGTTCTCATTAGGCAGTGCAGACCACCTAAGAGCTAGATAAGGTAGCTCATCTTTCTCAAACTCTCCATCAGCCTCAGGTAAGCTAAAGCCACTTACTTCTTGAGCTGTTATCCACTTATCTTTGTCCTTATCAAGATAGACCCTTGTATAAAGCTCTACATAGTTCTTTGAGCTTTCTAGTTGTTTTGTTTTAGCTAGTACTGCGTTTCTGATAGTTTCATCAGTAATAGCCATAGGGGCTATCTGCTCTTTTATCAGAAACTCTAGTAGATTGCCTAAAGGGTCTCTTTGACAAACGTATTGGTCTAGTCTATAAATCTTTAAGGATGCACCTTTAACGTCACTAGGGAAGTATAAAAGGGCATTACCTGTAATGATTAATAGCCTTAAGAATTGAAAGATTTGCACCCTCTCTCCACTAGCTTCAATGTGATTTACAAGCACACTCTCCATCTGTGATAATGTAGCTTCTACATCTTCACTCTTAGAGCCCTCTTGGATTAAGCTAGGGTCAATGGTAAATCTAAAGAAGGGGCTATTTGGTGGCAATAGCGTTAGCATAAGCTTTGAGGCTAATGTATTAACACCTCTAGCTCCTTGTGATTGAAAGGGTTTATAAAGCTTTGTCTGCTCGTCACTACCATCAGGAGGTAGTAATGAAGGTATAGTTAGCTTAGCACACTCTCTTGCTCTCTCTAGGACACTACTGCGTTTATTTTCTAGCTGTTTGTATCTTGTAGCTAGAGATGTTACCTCTACCATTTAACCCCCTCTAGCTCATTACGTTTAAGCCTGTGGAGCTGTCAGTTGTCTTTTGGATTGGTATAGTAAGCCTTGAGCTACCCTTACGTTTCTTTCTTTGGTTCTTTGTATCGTCACTATCCCCTACCTTTAACTCTGCTGTCTCTGCTGGAGCTGGTGGTGGTGGTGCTGGTTGTGGGTCTGGTGACCTGTGTTTTCCGCCTCCGCACATATTATCTGTCCTCCTTTGTTGGTATGTTAAGCCCTGTTAAGGCATCTGTTGTCTTTTGTATAGTAAGTCCTGATAAGCCTCTGCGTCTTCTTCTGCCTTTGGCTGTATTCTCGCTTACACCTATCTCTGCTGTTTGGAGATTAGCCTGAGAAGCCCTTGAGGCTGCCTCTGCATTCTTTTGCTGTTGTATTACACGTCCAAATAGAGCTGTAAGAATACCCATCAGTTAATCTCTCCTTTGTTTAAGTTTCTCTAGTTCATCTAGTAAAAAATCTATAACACTTCTTTGTCCTAGCTTAAAGTAAAGTTCTTTCTTAGTTAGGTTAAAGTCAAGGCTCTTAGAGTTTCTTATGGATAATCTAGGATAAGCTTCATTTAAAGCTAGTATTAATCTCTCGTGGTCTATGCTTATAGGTATAGCCAT